TGAAAAAAAAGGAACTGGAGCAGAAAAGGATAAACAGTATTTTGCTACCAAATTTAGCAAACATTCTCAGATTTCAGGAGATTTGAAGCAAAAAGACCTTACTAATGCAGACCCTAATAATCCTTTCTATGATAAAAAAGTTGTCATAACAGGTGTTTTCAATATGGATAGGAACGAGATGGCTGCCAGACTTAAAGATATGGGTGCAGATATTAATGGCTCTATTTCAAGGAAGACAAACTTCGTTGTTGTAGGCGAGGATGCTGGACCTTCAAAATTGCAAAAGATTGACACGCTCAAATCACAAGGCTATAATATTGTTGTTCTCCATCAGGATGATATTGATAAAATTTTCAACGGAGAATGGGACGATTATTTGATGAAAGATGAAAATTAACCATTCTTTCTTTGCCGATTCAAAGATAATTCCTATCTTTGCCATCGCTAACAAATCATGAACTATCATGCCGCATCGAGCATCGGTCATTGCTCAGCATAAACAGCAGGGCTTTTTTTATGCCCTCACTATATCGTATTGGCGGTTGCCGTTCCGTAAATTATTACTGCTCCGTGCGGAGAAGTCGTGATTTGTTAGCAGCGGGATGTGCAGCCGCTTTTCTGTATCTCCGCGCCCGGCGGCTCCGGGTATGCTAACAAATTACGCAATATGCAGACAAATGCAATTCAGCGCAGTGCGCAGCGCCCTGTCGACATCAAGGCATGGTTGACGGGAAAGGCACAATCTTTATCCAAATGGTATAACTCAAGGAGCGAGTTCTACTCTCGCCTCGCCGGCTTCGCTGTTACGTGGAAGACGGCAGCACGTGTTAATCTTTTTACTTTACTTGTATGTATTACAGCCATCGTCGCAATGCAGCAGCCAGTTGTCTCTATCGTTTCGGCCGCCTGCTCGGCTTGGGTGGTCTACCGGCTTAACACAGACGAGAAGAAAGGGGGTGAGCTATGAGCAAGTATTTTGTTACAGTGCAAACCTTTTGCAATACGACGTTGTTGGGACACTCCGTAGGACAAGAGGTGCTTAGCAAGTTCCACAGGTCTTTAGTTGCGCAAGAGGACATCGAAAAAAGAATAAAAGCCTTTATCAAAAGCGCTATGGCTAAGCACTTGAAGAAAAACAGGAGACTAAAGCCTATGCTCGTATCTATTTATAACAACGACTATTCGTTTGTCATTACCCTTGTACCTCTTAATGGTAATGACATGCTCAGGGCTTTTTCGTTAACCGGAGAACTGGTTGAGCATGACTATTGCGAGGAAAGGGGTAGCTTATGAAAGGCTATGACACTATACAAGCAGAGCGTGAGCTTCTGCAGCCTTCTTACCTCGAGAGTGTCGTTTCGCTTTGCGATGATGTTATAGAGTTTGTCATTGAACATGCTATCGACGACAGCGCTGGCGACGTAAAAGAGAAGGCTTTTCAAAGACTTGAAATGATATACTGTTTACAAGATTTAAAAAAAACAATTAACAAATGTCTAAATACACAGAAAAATGGCAAATAATAGATATGAACAATGGCTTGCTGAACTTACTGAAGACGAGCGCGACCAGATTACAGTTTTGAATGCTTACTTCGACACAAGGTCTAATACTCCAGGGGAGTCTGAAATTACAGGCAAGCATCTTGCACCCGAATACAAGACGACACAAGACATAATAGACGAACTGATGCCTATGATGGCCGTATCGCCAGGCATCGTGTCGAAATACCTCCTGCTGCAGGGCTACACGATGGCTACTTATGACGACGGTACGATAAAATGGGCTATTTGGCGCGATATTGACATGGCCGGTCAAATTGATTGATACATTTCTTTCATTCTTTTCTGTCACGTGGGCGGACTCTTTACATGGGGTTTCGCCCACGTATTTTTATATCAAAGCCTTTAATGATACATTTGCTCAAAAAAGTATATGGTTACTATTTTGAGCGGATTATCCGGGACATATCTTTCTGCCACCCTACCCGACATATCTTTCGCCATTGCCGGGTATAGGGTGCACGTTGAAATCAAGGCTGACGACGACGTGCTCTTCGACGACTATCTCTTTCCTTTCGGAGGCAAAATAACATTCTCTGACCTCGCAGAACTGGTACAGCCTTACGTACAAAGACGCCTTATTGCCGACCTCGCTATTACTATAACCGAGGAATTTAACAACGATGATGCGCCGGAAACGGCCACGCTTGACGCCACAGTCGTTTATTGTGCCGCCGACTTCGGCATCACTAATGCTGAAAGTTTCCTCGAAGAGCATTACTTGAGCATATTCGACGGCGACAGGGTTACTGCGATGGGACGCCTGGAGTATCTGCATTTTATCGGCGGTGACACGCCCACGGCCACCGCCGAATACAGCGACGGCAGCACTATGAGATTCTCGGTTGAAGTTGCGAGTTCTAACGGCAACTTCAAAACCGTCGACGCCTCGCCCGGCCAGTTTGCCACTGAAGGCAAATTGCTGTGCGCATACACCATCGAGGCTGGAGCCAGGGTGCAGCGTTTCGTCATCGACTTCAACCGTCCTGACTGTGCGCCTATTCTGCTGTTTGAAAACTCGTTCGGCTGCGACGAGCTGGTATACTGTACCGGCACGCATACTGTTTCGCCGGAGTTTAACCGCGAGTCGGCTTATATTAACAAGGTTAAGAAGAATTACAAGATTGAGGAGAACCGTGAATTTAAGGCTGACACCGGCGTACTTACCTTCCCGACGGCAAACTGGCTCGACGACCTTTTCCGCTCGAAAAATGTACGCATTGTCAATTTCTACAACTCCGAACCGGTCGTTGGCAAGGAAGTAATAATTACCGAATCAAAGTCGGAATACACCAATGAAATTGATTCTCTACCTCGATTCACGTTCACTTACACATACGCCCAGCGTAACCACAACGTGGTTGACCTCCGCCGGGGCGGACGAATCTTTGACAACACATTCGACATGACTTTCAACTGATATGGACAAGAAACGCAGAGTAATGCATTTTACCGAGATGCAACATTACATCTCGTTGGCTGAGGAGCGGCGCCAGACGCTTAACGTCAAGGCATGGACGTCTGAAGGCAACATAAACGAATATCAAGGATGGTATGTTCACCACCAACATTGGCGGGGCGGTTATGTGCGGTTGCGCAACCCAGTAAATAACCAGATAAGGCTTATTCCTGAAATATACATACTTGAAGTTAACGGCTATACAATTTATTTATGATGGAAAACGAAAACAAATTAGTCGAAGTCGTCAGAAACGGCAACGTCACAAGGTTTAAGATGGTGCCTTCAGGCGTAGGCGGTAAAGGCTTCATGGATTCTATATCGTCTGAATACGGGAAAGACACGGCAAGTGTTTTCGACGAGGACAAAGTCGTAAGCCCTATACCCATGACTATAAGAGGCAAGCAATATAAGTATGTACCTTTCGGAGTCGACAACATGCTTCCTTTCACTATACGCGACTTTATCAGCAGCAACATGGTTACAGCTCAGTGCCAGCAGTTCAACATACTTGCCTGTTATGGGCAGGGCGTAAGGTTCGTAGACCGAGAGACTAAGAAGGATGTCGATAACGAGGAAATTTTGAATTTCTGCCTGTCAAATTCGCTTCATGAGTGTTTTATGGAACAGGCAACAGATATGAAGTATTTCTTCTTTTCGGTCACCGTCATCATACTTAACCGCAGTGGCGACAAGATAGTCAACGTAAGGAATAAGGATGCCTGTTATTGCCGGTTTGAATACGCCCCTTCGACAAAATCGGGAAAGATAGAGCATGTTTTCTTCGGCGATTTCCGTGTGGGAATTTTTGACGAGAAAAACATCGAGGTCATACCGCTGCTCGACTATTGGAACCCATTGGGCGACCTTAAAGTCCGCATGGGTCTTGCTCCTGACCCGGACACAGGCAAGAAGCGTACACCCACTACTGAACGCAAGTTTGCCATACTCAGCAAAATGCCTACACCAGGCAGCCAGTACTACCCTGTGCCTTACTACATGAGCATTTTCCGCGATTCGTGGTTTGACATATACCGCCTTATAGGTATAGGCAAGCGCTTCATGATAAAGAATACATCCGCCCCGAGAACACAGATAGAAGTGCATAATGACTATTGGGATAACGTGTGCGAAAACGAGAATATCGTTGGCGAAAAAGAGAGGGCAGAACGTAAGGAGCAAGAGAAAAAGAATATCATGGACTTTATAACAGGCGTGGAAAATGCCGGTAAGGCTATGGTGTCAGGCTACTATGTTGACCCTAACGGCAAGGAGAACCGCATGGTCAGGATATACCAGCTCAACGACGCATCGAAAAAAGAGGGCGGCAACTGGAGCGACGACATGAGCGAGGCATCTAACGCTCTATGCTTCGCCCTGGGCGTACACCCTAACCTCGTGGGAGCAACGCCGGGAAAGAGTCAGATGAATAACTCAGGCTCGGACAAGCGCGAGCTGTTCACACTCAAGCAGGCACTTGAGAAGCCAATGCACGACATAATGTGCAAGCCTTACCATGTAATCTTGCATTACAACGGATGGAATAAGATTGCCACG